CCAAAATGATTTAACAGCTATTTCAATTTGTGAAATTGCCAACATTGCTCTTGTAACTGAAGTTCTTTCTTTATCACTTAAATGTACTTTGAAATCTTGTACATCTGAAATAAAGTTAAATTCGGTATGAACCCAATATGAGTGTCTGATAGCATCAACGTATTCTACTAACTGAGGATATTCGTAAGGTTTAAGATTTACTCGTTTCTTAAAGATATTTGGTTGGTTCTTTGAACGATAGATAATGTATTCTTTTGCTACATCATTTAAACCACTATCCATTAGTTTATTTTCCACAATATCGTGAATTTCATCTACATGCGGGATATGTTCTGAATTTGTATAAAGTGTAATCTCACTACTATTTGCAATTTTATCAACCATTTCCTCATCTACTTTATCGATGCCTTGCATAGCTTTAGTAATTGCACTTTTCATCTTACTTAATTCAAATGAAACTTTTTCACCAGTTCTCTTAATTACGAATCGTGTATTCTCCTCCGTTGTATCTATAAAATTATTCATAGTTCTTCTTGTTTAATAAATGTCCCGTCTATTGTTTTACCTTTTCTATCTTTGATTTCGTTCCAAGCTGATTCCAAACATTCGGTGGGTTCTAAACCTAATTGTTTACTTAAAATTATAACTGTAACTAGGATGTCTCCGATTCCATCTATAACATCTTCTGTCTTTTTTTGTTTTAAAATTGCTCCTGCAGTTTCACCCAACTCTTCCATAACTTTCATGGTTTGTTGTGGTATATTATCCGAAACAAGTATTCCCTTATCATCAGCCCATTGGGTGATGTTATCTATTAATTTATCAAATGTCATATTAATGTATTTTCTAACTTATAGGTTCCTAAAAGTTCTTCACCTTTATTGATTTTTTTAATTGCGATTCGTTTATAAGAATCAAAATTTCCATTTTCTTCACCAGTGTTGGTAAATGCCAATGGATTTGCTAAGTTCCAGTAAAGGTTTTGGAATAACCTAAACCAAATTACTGGATACTCAGCTTTATTTTCATATCCCTTTTTAATCATCATTTTAACATAGTCTGGTAACTTATTATATTCATCTTCGGTAATAGTATAAACTCTAGTATCACCACCCCATAAATAAAAAATAGGTTCTCCAATTTCTATATCTCTCAAAGCGAATGTACCAATCCCATGTATGGGAGATGGTGCCAAATCGGTTTTAATATGATTTTTGAGATATTCAATAACTTCCATTCGGTAATTATTTACTTTCTTCTACTGAAGCTTTTCTATAATCAGTTACCAACTTTTTGATTTCACCAATTGCTTTTCTAGCTCTTGATTTACCAGTTTTAGTTGGTGCATTGTGATTCTCTTCAAATTGAGAGAATAGTTCAGTAATTTCTTCGAAAATTTCTTGTGAATTTGCCATAAATTTTATTTTTATAAATTATTAAATTAAAAAACCGAACGCGGGTAATCGTTGTTCGGTGTGTATAACTATTGTATATATCAGAAAAAATTAAATTTCTTTCCCAATTTTTAATAGTTTTTCGTTTTTAATATTCTTTCATCAACTTTTGGGTTGACTAATAAAATATTGTTGTAGAGTTTACTAATTTTGATAGTATTAACCGAAATTCTCTACATATTTTTTATGGAGTAACTTTTTTTCCATCTGCCCTCCATCTGCAGATTCCTTTTGTGTCATAATTCCATCGGAAGAATTACCATCATACACTTCAATGAACCCAGTGTTAGTATCCATTTTAGATGGAAACGTAATCCCATCAGGTCCAAATCTATTTTTCATAATATGAAATCTAGCAGTATTGTTTAACTTATCTTTAGATTTCCTACTGATACTCATAATAAAATCAGCATTCATTACTTTAGCATAAGAATCTGCAATTTTATCTGCTTCAATTACTTCTGAATCAATTGCTGAACGATTGGTTTGAGATGCAGTCCAAATTGGAATTGCCAATTCACCACTTATACCTCTTAGTTCAATATAAACACCACCTTGTTCACCATACGTTGAATCGGATTTATTAGTATGAGATAATAGTAAATCAGCATAATCAATAATAATTAAATCAGGTTTATTTCCTGCAGCAGTCATTTTTTCAATATGAGATTCTATTGCCTTTGGAGATATACCCTTTGGTGGATAGTACTTAATTAAAAGTTTACCTTTTAATCTAGATATCTTATCTAATACAATTTCTTTCTTTTGCTTCACATCGGTAGATGGAATTTGAGTAAAAACAGTATCGTAACGCTGACCAACATAATGTTCTGAAAGTTCTAGTGAATAATGTACCACATTAAGTCCGGCTCTTACAGCTGCGGCACCTAAAGCACATAATACCCAAGTCTTTCCAACACCAGAAGGTGCAACGGCAACTCCCAATTCACCTGGCCCTAGTCCACCATCCATAACATCATCGATACAACTCCATCCAGTGGAAACTGAGTTTCTATTAATTTCAGTTGTTCGTTCTTCGAAATCTAATAAGTAATCATGTCCTAAATCAGTATCAATACCCACTTTCATGGCTTTATCTACTAAATCTTTTATTCTATCATAATTTCCTGCTTTAAGTAAGTCAACAGAACTAACAATTGCTTGTTTTAGATTTTGATTTATACAAAAATTAGAAAACTCTTTCTTTACATAATCTAAATCAGAATCACCAACTTTAATAAAAACCGATTTTAGTTGTTCAACTACACTTTTCTGAAAACCTCTATCATCTAACTTTGAAACTTCAGATTTAAAAACATCAAGTGTTGGAGATTTTTTATAATCACCATAATAGGATATAATCTCATCTGCTATCCATTTATTAGATTCAGATTCAAAAAACTTTGGGTGTATTATTTCACTAAGAGTATCCAATAAACGAACATCTACAATCAACGATGATAAAACCTTTGTTTGAAATGATTGTCCGTATTTAGAAAGAGTGTCTATGTTTTGCATCTATAACCTTATTTGATTCTACAAATATAAGAAAAATATTTGGATAAACCTAATTTATTTTGTAATAATATTATGAAAGGTTGAATGTAACCAATCGTTAATGTCTCTCCAATTTTGAAGTACTTTATATTTCTGACCTATTCGTAAGAAATCTAATTTTTTAAATTCAATATCATCCACATTGAATCTATCTAAAATTTGCAACTTTTGATTTGTTGGAATATGTGGGTTATCTAATTCCATTAACCTCTTATTCATAAGGAGTTGGTCTTTTGCTTTTAAGATATCATCATATAATTTGATTTTACCTTGTTTCTCCTCACACATTTTAAAGAATTCCTTATGTGATATAGTTCTATCCTCTGAAAGTTCAGGAAACCTCTTTAAAAGAGTTTTAACACCACACCCTTTTATACCTGGTATGTTATCGGATTTATCACCATCTAATGTTCTATATAATAAAAGATTTTCTGGCCATATTCCAAATTCATCAAATACCACTTGTCTATTATACATTTTCTTTTTAGTTGGTGAAAAAACACTAACTTTATCAGAAACCAATTGAAGAAAATCCTTATCAGTTGAAACAATTACAACCTCACCATCCAAATCGTGTTGAGTATGCTTAGTTAAGTATGCAATTGTATCATCTGCTTCAATACCATCATAAATCATTGTTTGAACTGGTAAATAATCTAACATATCATTTAACCAAACAAACTGCTGTCTCATGGATAATTGTTCTTCTTCTTCATTTAAGAACTCCATGTATTGTCTGTTTACTCGAAATCTTCTATTTTCTCTTCCAGCTTTATAGCCTTCAAATACTTTTTTACGAGATTTAGAACCACCCTTTCCATCAAAAGTTACAATACAACGAGTTGGATTAAATTCACGAATTTGATATCCAATAGATTTTAGAGAACCAACAACTCCACCAGTATGGTCACCATCCTCATTCATTGTAGGATTAACTGTCCATGACCTGATGAAAGTGTTTAATCCATCTATTATCATAACTCTACTATTTCTTTCACGTGAATGATTCGTTTCTCTTTCCGATTCAACCTCGTTTAGAATATCTTTATAGAGTCCTTTCATTATGTAGTTGTTGTTGTGTAGTTGATTAAATTAGACCCATCAAGATATTTCTCGATTGCACCTAATCTATCATCTGCATCAACTAACATTTGTAAAGCCGACTCTGCATTTTCATAAAAATCCTTTGTAGAGTGGTCTCCAATTCCAGCAGGGTGGATTTCCAATAACTCCAACGTAAGGAGTGCTTTTGCTTTATCTGCCTCAGCAGATGTTTTTAACATTTGTTTTAATTTACTCATAACTTATTATTTTTTTAATTTAATCTACTACTTCTGCTCCATCTGTATCCAATTCGTGTGCTTCTATATCTCTGGAGTCTGATTTATATTGCAGTATAGTTGATTCACAAATCTTTTTATATATCTGGTCTTGTAACTCTTTGTTAGTTTCCATCATACTAATAAAGTCTTTGGATTGAAATTTAATTTCTTCTCCAGTTTCCGTATCAACATAAGTGTACCAAGCTCCTGCTTGTTTCAGTAATGAATTTTCTTTCATTACACCTAACCAAGAACCATAGTTATCAATTCCTCTGTCAAAGAAGATTTCAAAATCTGCAGACCTTAATGGTGGGCCCATTCTGTTTTTTACTACTTGACAACGTACTTTCATACCAATGGTTTTATCTTTACCATTTACCTTTTGTTTAATTTGTCCCATATTCTTCAAACGAAGTCTAACCGATGCATGAAATGCAAGAGCCTTTCCTCCGGAAGTAGTCCAAGGGTCACCAAACATAGCATTCATCTTTTGTCTTAATTGATTAGTGAATACTAGGGTTACTTTTTGCCTACCAATCATATTGGTAATTTTTCTCATCGCTTTTGAGATAATAATAGCTTTATCAGTAGCATATCCATCCTTTCCATAATCGGCCGCCAACTCATTTTTAGTTGAGGCGGCAGCAACAGAATCTACTACTATTGTTACTAATTTATCATTATACGTGGTTCTTACTTTTTCAATGATTGTTTCGGTAAATTCGAAAATTTGTTCAACTGAATCGGCAGAAACATATAGCAGTTTTGCTACATCTACACCAATTGCTTCTAAAAATTCTCTACTTACTGCAGTTTCAGTATCTATTAGAACTGCGACACCACCTTGCCTTTGTGTTTCAGCAAGGAGGTGAGCAGATACTAATGATTTTCCACTTTGTTCTAAACCAGTGATTTCAGCAATCCTTCCAATTGGAAGACCACCATATGGGCGATTCGAAATGGCTACGTCTAGCATTGCACATCCAGTTGATACCCAGCCATCTACATTTGTAGGTGCATCATCTTCTCCTAAAAAGAAGGCAACCTTTTGGTCTTTGCTATATTTGTTTAACTCAGAAGCTAGTTCTGATGCTAAATCCATTTCTTTTTTTGCCATATATTATATATTATCCGTTAAACAAATCATCAAATGCAGATGCAACATCATCCAATTTTTTCTTATCATCAACCGTAGGTTGTGATGTTGGTACTGTTGCAACAGCAGGTTTAGGTGTTGATGGAGTTGATAAAGTCTGTTGACTTGTACTCTCCTCACCATCTTCTGATGTAGGATTCAACCATCCTTCTAATACTGATTTTAATTCATCATAAGATAATTCTGAATATATGTCAGTAATATCAGTTTGATTCTCAATCAGACTTTGTTTAGCAGATTCATCATCAGATACAGGTGTTTGATTGGGTTTGATACGAAGTGTAGTTACTGGATACGATGTTCCTGCGTCTTCTGCCGAAGTGTATTCAATAGTTATATCCCTACCACCATCAACATCAGTAATATCCCCATAATCAGGGTCTGCGATGTATCCAAGTAATTCTTGATAAACAGTTTTACCAAATCCCCAAAATCTTACACCTTCTGATTCTTCACCCTTTACGATGACAGGAACAAAAGTTCTTAATTTTGGCTCCATTTTCTTTGCAGCTTTCCAATCTTCTTTATCTCCCATTCTTTTCAACTTTTCAGCAAACTCAACGATAGGGTCTGGTCTTCCAAAAGAAGAAGGAGACAAATACGTTTTGTTGTTGATGTTGTAATGGAAAAATAATTCAATAAAAGGATTTTCTGGAGAAAATTT